CGGGGATCGTCTACTTCAGCTCCAAGCCCCTCGTCTGCAACAGAATCACAGACGTGGGCCGGGCTAAAGCAGAAATACTCATCAAACGGATACATCGCGTGCAAACGCGGAATGTACCTGCTCGTTTCGTATCGCTTGTGCGGTTTTACCCGACAAGCCGATGCACCTGACCCGTGACGTGGGCTTATCTCAAGAGGATTTGCGTCCCTCAAGAGCCACGTCACAAGCCTGCGTGCTCTTCTCATAATCTTAACGTAGTTGTCAAGGTTACGGGAAGTGACAGCCTGTACCGTGACAGCATCTTGGGTTTCATCCCAAAGCTGCTGTGTCATTTCCTCTACAGCACTGGTGCTGATAGGGATATGATCATTCGTGATACAGGTTATGCGAGTGCGTACTTCTTCTTCAGTCTCAATGAAGGACTGGTAAGTAGCATTGCACTGCGCCACGCTGGGCTCGAGCTCTAATTTGTAGTACAGCTCAGAAAGCTGCCTTATACAAATTACTGCACCCGCTATTGTCTCATGAGAAACGTCCTCGGTGCCCTTGATTCGGATTTGATTCTCCGAATCGAAGATTACCTTGAACGCCTCTTGCAGGAAACACGGGTAGGGAGTTCCCTTCTTCAGTTTCCACCCCGGGAAGTCTGAGCCATGGGCCGAGCCGCGACTAAACGCCGCGAGCAAACCCTTGGAGACAATCGGGAGTGTAACTGTTAAGAAGGTTATCCCTTCAGCCGCAACACGGGTTTTGAACACCTCAATGTCTCGAGGTGTCACGTATTGCGACAGTTGCGATGATGTTGTAAGCCGTAGCCAAAGTGCTACTAACCTTTTCAATGTTGCATTCATTTGCTATTATTGTTAGGTTACAAGCTAATAACCAACTACATCACAGTACCGGTTAGATCCGGCCACCTGCACCACACACCCGCTCGGGTGTGTGGCCTTCATACGTTAACTTCGTAAGCAGTATCCCTGCGAACCGAACACCATCCCACTGGTAGTGGGTGATGCTCAGTGCATGCGGGGACTTACCTTGACTTAACGTACGTCGTTTGCTGGTGGTGTAGAGTCCTTTCCCCGACGGGTAAAGGACGCGACGGCGCGCGTGATATAATCGCGAATCGTGTGAGTCAGGACGACAATCAGCAGTACCCAAACGGGAGCAAGCTCCCCAGGGGTATTAGGCTGCTGCGTCGTCAATGCTTGACTCACTGCATTCGCTACC